TTATTTCTTTGTCTCGTCAGTATGAGATTTCCCAAAGAAATAATTTTCAGAACCACTTGCTCCAAATCGCTTGTTATTATTGCCATGAACAGCGATTCGTTTCTTCATGGATTCAGAAATCTTTCTTCTTCTCTCCAACTCAACTTCAGGAGATTTACATCTTCGGTCAACCATTATTGGTAAATCACCTCCTGCCGTTAATTAAGACCGAGTCGCCAGAGCGATGAACGGAGACTTGGTGTGCGAAGTGGCGTAACGAGGAGTCAACGCCGAAGGCCACCAGGGCTGTCCATCAACTCTAAAAACGAAACGGAAAGCGGTCTGATCGTAATCGAATTTGAGATGGATGGACGAATCGAACTTCGGTCCCGCCATCCCAGCTTTCTGACCGATCAGGTACTGAGTCCAGTCGCAGAAGAAAATATCTCCGACCGTTCCAAGAGATTGACAATGTTCCGTCCAGTTGATCGCCTTGCCGAGGAGCGTGTCATAAGGTGCAACAGAGGCTCCGCCCGGAGGCATATACACAGGGCCTCCACCAGTTCCGACCGTGAGAGACATGGTCAGAAGCTGTGCAAGAATTTCGTCGTTGGCCCACCACTGACTACCAGACTTGTTGTACTGCCGAGAATACATTTTGATAATATTCTCGTAGAGAATGGTAGCAGCGGCCTGCCCCGTTTCAGCGGTCTGAGAAATCAGACAGGGAGCATTGAGAATCCCCATGGGCTGTCCAGCACCGTTCCCGTTGATGAACACATTGTCCAGCGTCCAAGCCAGAGCATCCGTGAACATACGAGTGAGAAGCGGTTCCATCGAAATCGGGGAATCCGTGAGAAGTTCGTCGTCGACATAGCAAAGACCAGCGAGCTTGTTGAGGCGCATCTGGACTTTACCGAATTTCGGACGAGATTCAGTTTTCTGCCCAGCGCTGTCGAGCCAGTAGAACTGAACACCACCATGCACCGTTCCTCCGCTGTGATCCATATCATTGATGAAAGGAATCGAAACAGAAGTGTTCTGCATGGGAACGATGATCGCTTTCTGAAGAATGTTGCTCTTCTCAACAACAATCTCAAAAAGCTGCGTGCGGAAGCCTTCAGGAATCAGATATCCGCCATACTCACTGTCGCCACCCGTGAGGGAAGTACCAGCGGCTTTCTTGATGACGTCCTGCATGGTTTTGAGTCGGTCATCAACATGCCCACCAGCCTTCGGCTCCGCTTTGACAACAGCCATAGCGAATTCCGAAAAATCCTTGAACCCAAACTTCGGGTCTTTGTTTTTCTGTTTGAGAAGTTCATCCTCATCGGGGACAAGAGCCGAACCGGGAACTTTCTCTTTGAGAGTTTTTTCGATATGGTCATTGATCTCTTCTTTGACCTTGTCCGTGATCGTCTGGCCCATACCCTTCAGCTGTTTCTCGACCATGTCAGAGAGAAGCTTTTCGAGTTCTTTAATCGTCATTTCCTTTCCTCCTAGAAAGTTGGTCTAAAGGCCGACTTCCCTTATCCCCAGGAAACACCGACTGATAGCTTCCGATCTATCTCCGTCGATGTGTGAATCCCTGACAAGCGGACTCAGCTAACTTTGCCCAAAAGTTTGCGGATAGAAATTTCCGCAGCTTCTGTGGCCTTATTCAAAAGTGTTTTCTCGACATTGCCGAGAACACCTTCAAGCAATTTTCGGACATCTTCTTCTTTAATGTCCTGTTCCTTCGGAACTTCTTTTTCCTTTCTTTCTTCCAATTCTTTTTCAATACCAGTGAGGTCAACTTGTTTCTCAACAACTTCTTCCTCGCCTTCTTCTTTTTCCTCTTTCTCTCCAGAAACAGAAGTAAGCAGATCTTCAAGTGCAGCGAGTGCTTCCTTCACCTGGTCAATGGTTTCCTCAATCAGAGATACATTACGGCTCGAAAGAACACGACCAGCTTTTTCAACGATGTCTTCGTTTTCCTCTTCCTCTTTCACGACGAAGTATTCGGGGTAGATCGATTTGACTTCCTCAGCGTCAATCAAATACTGATCACCAAGTTCAACTTCGTCGTCAATCACACTGTAGGAAAAGACAGCTCCGTGAATCATGAAGCTGTCGCCATACTTGCGACCAAGAATGACTTTTCCATTCGTGATGTCGCCTTCCAAGAACAGGGTGTCAATGACATCAACGCCTTCGTCGATCTGATCGTGGATCGCCTTTACAACAGCAACAGAGGAGACCACATTCTTCTCTTCAGTTTCCTCTTCTTTTTCCTCTTCTTCTTCCTCTTCGCCTTTTGTGTGCTCTTTCACCCAATCTTTTGCTTCGTCAAGATCCCACTCTTCCTTGTCAAAAAGATAGGTGATGTTGGTCTTGCAGTCTACACAATACAACGCTTGAATCCCGTCATCTTCGGAAATGGTAATCGTCCTGATCTTGTGTCCTTCGTGCTCCCCTTCCTCGTCGGGAACAGGAATTCTATGCAGAGAAGCTGTGGTCTCCACCTTCTCGATTGTTTCTTCCATCTCGTCCTTTGTTTCAGGTTCAGGTTGTTCTTTTGTAGCTTCGATATCCTCAAGTTTGATCACCGTCTCAGGATCATACTGAGGATTGTCTTTGAGGGTTTCAGGAAAACTGAGACCTTTTGAGATTGCAACCTGAAGTGCTTCGGGGTTGGAAGGAATAGGCACATCTGAATATTCGAGGAGTGCCCATTTCTTGTAGTGCCTTTTCACGCCACCATTCTTCTGCTGTGCTTCAGCTGGAAAGTCCTCAACATCAACAGGCACAAAGCCTATCGACTGAGCAAGAGGAAATCCGTCTTTGCGGTATTGATAAACCTTCTGTGCCTCAGCATGGTTGGCATAGACTGTCTTTGCTACCAGTCCCTTTTTGTCTTGTTTGATCCAGATGTTTTTTCCGATAGGAAGCTGTTTGTAGTCATGGCCGAAAAGAACGACAGGATGTTTTCGGTAGTCGTCTAGGATGGCACCATCAGGATCAACAATCTCCCCATCCCTGTCTACTGCTTTCGTCGTAATGTAACTGACGATTGCTTTTTCCTCTTCGTCCACTTTCAAATCGGAAGGCGTGATCCCCTTCCGTACAAACTCAGCATCCTCTTCCTTAATGCCGAAATTCTTTGCGATCAGTTTGACAGTTTCAATAAATGCCGGGTCGGCATTTACCTTAACAAGTTCATCTAAACTGATCCTAGTAGTGATCCATTCCATCCCATTACCTCCTCAACTATATAAATGTTCCACACTCACCAAAATGTATATTTTAGACAACTTACTCAAACACAGATTCATCCACTATCGGAACCAATGTGCAGTTGTGAACGACAAATCCTTTTGCAACATACGATTCATCTTCTTCAACTGACAAGTTGTAGAGCATCTTAGCCTTTTTTGGAATCCAATGCTCCACTTTAACAACTTCTACTTGCATAAAACCATATTCTCCAGAATGGTTTGATACAATCCTTTGCAATTCTTCTTTGACTAAACTTTCCTTCTTTAGATCATTATTGTCAAATCTAACAACAGTCCAGCCTTCCTCTTCGATCTTTTTCTGCCTCAGTAAATCTTTTTCTGGATCTTTGTCGTGCCAATAACGACCATCTACCTCAATAGCAACCTTCAAATCCTTCAAAGCAAAGTCAACAAAGAAATTTAGAACTGGAAATTGATGCTCATAATTCAGATCTAAAGCATCTAAAATATGCATCATCCTTTTCTCCAGTGAGCTAATAAACCCCTTTTGAGCCATAATTCTGTTTGGGTGCCTATCTGGAAATGCTAGTATAGTCTTCTTATAAGATTCGGTCATCCTTTGCCTCACCTCAGGATCAAAACTTGGGTTATCAGCTTTCATCCTCAATGACGCTCTGAATCTTTGTTCTTTGCTATTCGTTCTTTTCCTAAACTTTTCTTTATTTTCTTCTTGTTGGTAAGGATGTCTTCCTTCTTCTGCCATCCTCTTTATGGCGACGTGTGCCTTCTCTGTTTGTTTGTAACGATCACGATCTCCATTGGCATACTGTTCTTTATTTTTCTTACTAATCTTCTGAGAAATAAGCAATCGATGTTCAGGGTCACTCCACTGGCGCTGAGTAATCAGTTTGCTATTGCAGCTACACGAACAAATGCCTCGTTCAAAATAAGAAGGAACAGGATCGCTACACCATTTACAATTTTCCAAAGTCAAGTAATTAACAGAATCGCCAGCTTTTGCTAAACCAGCTTCTTGCCAAGATCCATTTAGCAAAATATGGTGGTTAGATGTTAATGACAATTTGGTCCTGTAACTACCACCTGATGTTTTAAGCCATATAGTAGTCATCGCAGGTTTTTGTTTAGGGGTTCTTATCAGCTCTGTTACCTTTCTGAACCTACCATTGTGCGTAAGAACCAGATCACCGACTATTATATGCTGTATTTGTTTCCATCCTTTAGATGTGTAAACAACAACTTGCCCATCAGCAAAACATCTGCAGTTCGGGTGAAGCGGGGGAGCAGAAATCTCTTCATAACCAAAGACCAATCTCTGTCCTTCCACATCCAATGTAGCACCTTTTTTGAAAAACAAACCGTCCACGGATGCACGTTTGCCATCCATATATGCACAAAAGGGACAAGTTCTCTCATCAAACGCCGTGAGCCACTCAACTTCAGTGACAACTCCCGACTCTTGATACCCAAGACGAGCTCCCTGGTTGGATGCCCGTATGGTCTCTGTCCTGGCGATTACCATTGCCCTGTAATTTTCTGCTTGGTCAAAAACAGTCTTTATCCTGTCTCTTATTTGTGGCATCGATTCTCCAAGTTTTATTCCTTCCATCACCGATCCACGAAGAGCGGTTTCAGTTGTATCGTTAATTACTGTTGCCAATCTGATGGTGTAGTCTTCTACAAATGGCTCAATGTAGTCATTGTACTCAGTAAAGTTTATGCCAATTGGCCCCACTCTTTTTTCGAGTTCTCTGATTGCGTCGACACCGAACTCATAATAAAGCTCACGAAGAAATGGCAATCCTTCACTTCTGAATCTTTCGTCCCAATCACTGCGGTTATAGAACCGCCAGAATGATGCAGCCACATCCGTTTTCTTCCACACAAATTGCTTCTCGGCTCTTTTGAGGAACACACGGCGCTGTGCTCTAAAATACCTCACGACGAAAGAAAAGATCTTCGCTTCCATCTTTTGAGTCATTTCGATGTATCGATTCCAACGCCAAAGTTTTTTCCGTTCCTTCAAAACAACGGGAAGCAGTTCCTTGCTTAATGCTTTGAACAACGGCGTTTCACACTTTGAACACATCACTCACCAGCTTCGTCTTCCAGCTTGTCTATCTCCTCAGCGATCTTCAGAAGCTTTCCTCTTTCTTCCTCGTCAGTAACTGTTTTTTCAATCATCTCTTTTACATCTTCAAGAAAAGACATCGTTGGCCTCCTATTTTATTGCATCTCTTACTGCTGCTATATCAGAAGCAATCTCCTGATACCTGACTGCCACATGCCAGAACTTTCTTCTCGTCGTTCCTTTGTGGGACCATCCTTTATTTGCAGTGCCTCTCCACAAACCCTCAAATTCACCGATCTTCCTGTTCATATCCATCCACTGCTTTTTACCTTTTGCAGATAGCTTTGAAGTTTTCTTGTCCCACTTAGCTTTAGGCACATATCGTTCCTTGTAGTCGGCCATGTGAGATTTCAGAGCTTCTTCTTTACCTTTTGAATCCATTTTCTTGTAAGCAGCAACATCCATTTTGCCTCTGTTTTTGTGGCCTGGTTTGTGAAAATCGGAACCGCTCTGTACTGCATCACTAATCCCTTCCCAATTATTGGGAAGATAATTCACTCTAAAGGCGTTTGACGCTGATGTTGCTCCGTAGTGTTCTCGTATATTGAACACATCTCCATGAGCATTTTTGTACACATTATCATAGTACATATCACCGTAATCTTCCTTATTATATGGAACAGGTTTAAACCCTCTGGCTATTATCCTCCCTTTCATCTTTTGAATTTTGTTGTGAGCATAACCGCCATCTTTGCTCCAGTGAAAACCATTATAATCCACTCTTACGTCTTTACCGCTTCCAAGAACATACTTTGCAATAGCAGTGTGTTCCTTATGCAGCTTCTTTGCTTCACTTGCATGAAACTCAGAACCTCCTCTACTTCCACCACCTCTTCCACCTCCGCCACCACTACCTCCCACCTGTCCTGGTCTACCACTGTGACCAAAGTTGCCAGAACCGGGACCACCTTTTAACCCCTTCAAAAGTTTATCCAGCATTTCACACCTCACTCAAATAATTTTTTGAGCTTTTCCTGTTTGCCTTCTTCCAGGTCTGCCAGGACAATCGGGTTGTCAGGAAAATCTTCTTCTAAATACTCTTCCCAGAAAATGGAGTCGTCCATCTTCACTTCATCTTTCTTTTTCTTCAATGCCTCTCTACTCATAATAAATGCATTCATGTTGACCTCCTGCCTAATCAAAATTCAATTGGTGGTATCTTATAAGTGTCAGGATCCCAATTTCTTCTTACCAATTTTAATTTTTCTGATCCTGTATTCCTGTTGTATATACGCTCATAAACAGGTATCTTATACTTCCTTGCTATTGCAATAACATGATCTTTAGATCCATTCGAAGGGATCCTGATGCTAGCAACATCTTTAGCTAAGTTGATCCCGCCGTGAATCTGTGCTTCACAAAACCTATATCTTGGTAAAATTACCTGCGACGCAAGAGTAGCAATTCTTTTCTTGTCTTTGCTTCGTATAGCCGAAAGGAGAACATCTGGCTCGCCTCCCCGAAGCAGGTCATCCGCACGATTCAAAAGTGCCATCACCATGTTTGCATTATGCTGACTCTTAACAGAAGAAATAAAACCAGGATCTTTCCCAGTGTGATTATAACCAACCATTCCAGAATCACCCATGGTACAGGTGCTTCTTTTATTGACAGAAGGCTTCATGACTATCTCAACATCACCGTACTGTGCACGAGTACTATCAATGCTACTGAGAAGATAGTTTGGGCTTGCACTTTCTGATTCGTCAGCACCTCTAAATCGCACACTTCCGTAAACAGGTCTTTCAATAGCCAACATAAGAGGCAATGGCTCACCGTTTGCTACCTGGTATTTGTACTCATCGCTTTTCTGGTAGGCTCCGTCGAAAAGTTCTTTCTCCCAAGAATCTCTATGGCTATCTTTAAACGGAGCTGCCAAACCACTTGAGCGATCTTCGCCAGTTTCGGCTTTTAATTGAAATTGGTTCTTAACAAGACCATTGGCTATAAAATCATCCTGTGACCAAGGAGAGAAGTGACAATGAACAACAACCTCTGAAGTTTCAGCTAGCATGTCTGAAAGATCTTCAAGGTCTTTCTTTGTGTAACCATACTCTAGAGCAACAACATTAAAAATTCGGAGCAATTCTTCACTGTCAACTTTTCCGACTTCATCCACCGCTGCTACAGCAGCCTTTTGTGCTGTTGTTAGTACTTTCCCACGATGAAATTCAGATCCCCCTGTTCCAAAACCACCTTCACCTTCGGCAGAAGCAGAGCTTCCACCTCTTCCACCAGGACCACTGCCGCCAACTTGTCCAGGACGACCTGAATGTCCGAAGTTGCCAGAGCCAGGACCTCCTTTCTCTACACTAACATCACCATACAGATTGAATTTTTCATTATACAGTTTTTGCAAGGACAAGAAATCAAGAGAGGACTCAATCGGTGGTGAGTAACCTATATAATAAGGATCAAACTTGCCCATCACAGCGATGTAATGCTCAACAGAATTCATGTAATCAGAAAGTGGCACACGGAATTCTTCAACAGGCACTTGGGAGCTGCCAGGTCTCACAACTACACGAACAACATCAAAATCATCCTGGAAATCAACAACAAATTTCCCCCAGTCTTCTCTGATAGAGATGATCTGAGCTAAATCTTCCCCATAAGATTTCACTCTCTTCGGTCTTGAAGAAATTCTTTTTACTGCATCCCAATCTCCATGACCGTCGATCGTGTAGTCAAGCATGAAGGCTTTACCGACATGCATCATCAGTTTCTTAGGCACGTGGTTATTTTCAAAGCCAACCTTGCTTGCCCAATTTCTTGCAGACATACGTAGCTCTTTGATGTCAAACTCAGCAACTTCCTTTGCTGTCTTTAACTCTTTTATTCGTTTTAGGACAGCACGCTTCTGCTGCGCTGTCATTTTGACACCTGTTCCCTCTACAGCCTTTAGAACATAATCTTTAAGGTCATCCCTTGCTGTTACAATCGCATCCTTGTCTTTGTAATCAAACCCAAGTTTCGCCCATGCATAAGGACCAACACTGATGTCTGCAAACAACTCAATGGACTTTGCCCCAGTCTGTCTTGCAAGGGATTCAAGATTGTCTACCATTTCCTTGCCTGTACCAGAAGCCTGAGATCCTTTATTCATAACCATGTGCTCAAATATGATCTTCTTTCTGGGAGAGACTGTAAACCCACAATCTCCAATGTGCTCCCCGTCTTTGTAAAAACTTGCAACGACAGTTAGCCCGTCCGCAGCGTAATCGTCCACCCCATAGGAAACATCTGAAATCCCAGATATCATCAGAGATTGCTCAAGCATTTCTTTAGTCATGTTGTATTTAGCTAACGAAGACATGTTGTCAGGAGTGTTGCAAATTGTTGCTACATCTCCAACAGAACTGGCTGTTGCCCCTGCTGTTGCATGAAATTCTGATCCTTCCGGTTTTGGTTTTGCAGAAGAACCACCAGATATTCCTGCACTACCTCCTACTTGACCTGGTCTTCCAGCATGGCCAAAGTTACCTGAACCGGATCCTCCTTTAAACAACTGCTGCCTCATGAACGACTTCTTGTCTTCTCCAATAAACGGAGTTCTAATCGACAAGCAAGAGAAAATCATATCAACTAAATTTTCAGCTCTTTCCTCTGTCCATAACGCAGAATCAAAATCAAATCCAACCAAGTCTCCTGTCTCAACATCAAAATTTGCAGACACACCTGGTTCTTCCAAAGGCAACTGGACAAAAGAACCTCGCGAATATGCTCCAGGAATCTCTATGAAGATACTTTCGCCCATCGTCACCTCCTAGTCGACCACCAGATCCAAGAAATCAGCAATGGAGTATGACTTCTTAGAAAAGTCTGTGATGCCATAGTCGTTCAAGAACTTCTTTGTCTGCTTCTGTCCCATGTCAAAATGCTTCTGAAGGAATGCATCATAGTCGTTGTACTTGATAGACACTTTTACTCTGTTCCCTTCTTTAGAAATCCCTTTAATTTCTCCAGCCAAAACACCAAGAGTGAATTTGGGAGTAAGGTAGGTGACCTCCTTCGTTGCCGCTTTCAAGTCACGCTTGAGCTGAGAACTTATGTTGGATTTATCGATCTGCTTGTGGAGATTCTTCTTCAGAATGTTGAACTTCGTTTCATCACCCGCATGTGCAGCAAGCCCCATGTCAGAAAGTAACGACTGCCCATTTTCGACATACCGAAACATCCCAGGAAGTTTCTCTTTACTGAACAAACTAAGGTTGTCGGACACTCTGATCGAAGTCGCCAACATGTTGCTTCTATCGATCTTAGTGGAATCATGAGTAGCAACAATATCGAGCATGGAATCAAACTGCTTCCTGTTGAACAGCCCAGTATCTTCGTCCCAGATGCTTGACTGCTCTCCCAAAATCTTCTTGCTGAATTTGGGATGGTCAGAAGTTACAATTACACCACGCAGCCCTCCTTCTCTGATAAGAGGTGTTGTGTACCCAACATCGTGGTGAATCATGACAAACTGGCCCATCAGTCTCTCCATGCCAGTTGCCTTTCCATCAGTCGCAGCCATCATGATCTGATCCTGCCTGATGATGTTGCCCACGATGTGACGGACTCCGTGATCTGTAAACGCCTGCCTGTTTGACTCCATTTCCTGGTAGTAAAGATTATCAATAGCATTGATGAGCATCTCATTCATCTTCTTCCCATCAACACCTGCAAGGTCTTCACTGTTCAGCAGTTCCCTGCAATGGTCTATGTAGTCACGCACACGGTTTGAAGAGTCGCCAGCAAGATATGCAGAATAGTACTCGTGCTGCCGAAGCATGTTCTTGATGATTGCCTTCTTTGTTTCGCCAACATTGCCGTCGATCTCTTTGAGTGTCGGTCTTCCGATGGCGATCTTAGAGAGGTCACGCTTCATGTTTGCTTGAATGTCTTCGTAATTTGCTTGGGCCATTCTCATCTCTGGAGTGATGTCCTTTGCATCTTTCGGATAGTTACTGATGTCTGTGCGTTTTGGAGTGCGATGGTGCTCACTTCCTGTTCCTGTTCCACCAGTACCAGAACCTCCCACTTGACCAGGTCTGCCCGAATGTCCGAAGTTACCAGAGCCGGGACCTCCTTTGTATTCTTTTTTCTTTCCTGAGTACTTCATCATGACTACATCAGGGTGGTTGTCCCGCTTGTAGTTCCAATCCTTTGGTGCATACTGATCGTCCCATTTGAATCGTTCTGTTTCAAGAAAGCCATATTTCTCATAGACCTTCTTGTTCAACGGTTCAAAGCAGTCCAGTTTAGTTCCACCCTTTGCGATAGCCAGTTCTATCATATAACGACCACGGCCTTCCCCGTGAACAGCGGAGAAGACAGAGATAATGTCACCATCAGGTTTTACAGCAAATCCTGATAAACCATCCTTGCTGAGAAAAGTTTTAGCGTTCATCTTTCCATATTCCTCAGCAGAGTACATCGTCACATAGGCTTTAAACTTCGGATCAACATTCTTGTGAAGGGCATCGGCAAATTTAGATGCGGAAACTTTTTTGCACTCTGCTTCTTTTCTTATTCTAGATCCTGCTACACCCCCACTTGTTCCTGCTGAACCACCTACCTGTCCCGGCCTTCCACTGTGGCCAAAGTTACCGGAACCGGGACCACCTTTCTGTTTCCTTGCAAATGCTTCTTTTGGGAATCCATCCTTAAAGGGATTGTGCTCAGGTGTGATCATATCTGGGATCAAACCAAACACCTTGGTCTTCACAGCGGTCTTGATCACATAAGAAGTATCAAATGCGATACCGTAGTAACTTGTGCCAGGAGTCTTCCAAGTGTTGTCGATCACTTTGCCTGTACTATTTTCAATGACCCATGCATGAGCAAATGGAAGTCCAGGCATGAAGTCCGCCTCTGCAAATCCTTCGCAATAAGTGTACTTATCAGGATAGGTAGTCGCCAGCCTGAAAGCGTTTCTGTAACACTCCTTGTTCGCGCCTTTCTTAATTCCTTTGGGCAATTTGGCATCAGGCAGTTTGAAGAATTCCCCTTCCTTTAATATAAGGTCGTATGCACCTTTGTACTTGTATCCTTCCAAGCTTGCATTCTGGCCAAGGAATTTAGCCATCGTAGTCATTGTGGCTTTCAGACTCTGATCAGATTCGCTTTCTTTTCTGCTGTGAAAGCTAGAACCTGTTGATGCTCCACTACCTGACCCACCAACTTGTCCAGGTCTACCAGCATGGCCGAAGTTTCCTGAACCTGGACCACCCTTAGACCACACAGAAAACAACATGGATTTCTTAGAAGTAG